CTATATCGCGATTGTCGTCCAGTCCTTCCCACGGTCATCATGATAGCCATCAGTCTGCTGCTGGGACCTATGTCCAAGAAGCTCTTTCGTGTTCACACCCTGCGCTTTATATAACCTTTCCGCTAAAGAACGCTGCTCGTGAAAAGTAGACGGCGTCTTGCCTTCTTCCAGTGGTATCTCTGCTTTGTCACGGGCCTTGCTGAAATTTGTGGTCAGCGTATTGGATCTAACCTGCGAGCCTCGTTCTGCTTGAGAGGTGGCTCTGAAAAAATGAACAAGATAAGGGCTGACCGCATAATCCCTGCAACGCGAAATTATATCCCGCAAACTCCAGTTTATTGCGTTGAGGCGAAGCGAGAGAGGGATGGCAATTTTGCTCCCTGTCTTTTCCTGAAGTACGTGCAGGTGATCATCCCAGACATCGCTAAACTTCATATTGGAAATATCACCGAGGCGCTGGCCCGTCACCAATGCCAGTAGCATTGCATTCCCCATATATTGATGGGTGCTGTCTGCAATATCGAAAATCCTCTGCCATTCCTCCAGGCTAAGGCGCTGGCGGGTGATTTTTCGGCGGGGTTTTTTGGTCGCTGAGGCAGGATCGTAACCCGGAGGAACCTCACCCGCATGCTGCGCTTCTTTAAAAATATCAACCAACACTGTCCGAACTACTTGGGCCATTCTCGGCTGACCGGCTGTGACGTACTCATCGAGCAATTGCGCGATATCGCGGACATCCACTGATGGCAGCAACTTCATTCCGACACGCTCTCGCAACAACGAAACCGGCTTGCTTTTCTGTTTGAACGTGTTCAGCTTGATATCGCCCGTCGCCAGACGCTCTTCCTGAATTTTCCAGTATCGGTCGAGCCATGTTGATACCGTGATCGCCTTACCTTTGCTGGTGGCGATCCTGTCGCTGATCGCCAGAATTTGCCGGGTCCTCTGTTCTGCCAGGCGCTCGTTTGCTTCCGTGGCGATCGCTACAGCTTCGGCCTCATCAGTGCCTAACGCATGGAATTTGCCAGTGACTGGATGTTTATAGCGCCAGTAAACCTTATTCACCTTCCTGCTGTAGAGGGGGTAAAGGTTCGGAACGGATACATTGTTTTTACGTGGTCTGGCAGCCATCGTTCAAAATCCTTTGCAGCAATATGGAGTCGTTCTTCTTAACTACCGGCGCGGTCAATTCACCTACCAGTTCAGCATCTTCACGAACACGCCATAAGCGGCCCTGCTTCATAGCTGGTGGAGAGAACTGATTCTGCTTCGCATATCGTCGAAGTGTCGACACGCTTGGAGGGTTGCTTCTGTATTTTTCAGCGGCCCATTCTTCGAGAGTTAACATCTGGATCATATGCTTTACCTCATAATGGCCCAGAAACGGGCCATTGGCTGAAAAACTGAAATCAGATTGCTGTCAGGCGCTGCCAGATAGCTGATACGTATTTGACCTGGTGGCGGGCGTCGGCCAGGGCATTGTGTTGATAGCCTTCAAAAGGAATGTCGTAGCGCGAGTTCAGCCCAACAGCTTTGCCCAGTTCGACGACGGTACGCACATCCCGATAGTTCCAATGCGGGATCGGGAAGGGTGTGTCGGCCAGCTCGAAAGCTGCTTCCAGAAGCGAGCAATCGAACGAACTGCCATTCCCCCAGAGCTGAACACTCCTCGAGCCGTTAGCCGCGTTTTCAGCAATGAAGTCGAGGAATTGCTCCAACGCTTCCACCAGGCCGACCGTATCATCCACTACGATCGCAGATCGTGCTTCCGGCGATTGCTTCAACCACCAGAGGATGGTGCTGGCATCTGGCCTGGCCCCGAATGACATCGACGATTCAAGGTTGATCACCTGATAGTATTCAGCACCGGTTTTCCCGCTGGCCGGGTCAAAGAATACGGCCCCTACTGAAACAATCGGTGCGCCCGGTTTTTTACCCATGGTTTCGAGATCCACCATCAGGTGCGTGAACATGGTTTCCGGGTTTGAGGTATCTGCCGCCAGTGCCTCCAGTTCCTCTTTCAGGCCCGCCTCCATTACCGCATAGGTTGCATCGCCAGCCACGGCACCACAGTCAGGGCAACCGCCGCCACCTTCGGTACCACAGCCAGTGCAGATGGTTCCCGCTACGGCATCTGTTTGCGCAGCAGCTGCATCAACGCCTTCGCCTGGTGAAACCGCATCACTATTTTCTCCTTCCGCCGGGTTAGTCTCTTCCATCTGCACATCGCTGGTGGTCTCCTCATTAACCGGTGAACGGTCATCATTTTCTGGTTGTTTTTCGTTCATCAGGCCATCAATGGAGAACATGCCGCCGCCGAGGTTCCCGACCTGTGGCTGACTGGTAGCGGCGTTCGCCCACTTCGGCAGGGTATGCGTTTCAGCTTCACTCTCATCTGCGATTTGTTGCTCTCCCGCCTCTGCCCATTTCGGCAGTGGATGCTCTTCGGCAGTTTGGGTTTCATCTGGTTGTGCGGACGGGAGAGGCAGCAACTCAGTTGCAGCGTTGAATTCAGCCGTCATCGTCTGGTTCACGAACTCCAGATGCGCAACCGGCGTCAGGTGGATATTCTCCGGCGTGATGCGCACCAGGTTGAAGATGGCCGCGCGGTTGACCGCCAGAACGCCGGGCTGGTTACGCAGGATTTTGCTCCACGATTTCCATGGTTCTTCTTTGTTCGCGACAATCTCTTTTGCGCGACGCAAAACACTGGAAGGGATTTCAAAGTGGTGAAAATCCATCGGCAGCAGGGCGCAGGCAATCTCCAGGTCGAGGGTATCCAGGGTGTGGTGTGCATCAGCGCCGCGGTCAGTAACGTACCCGCCATCGGCATTGGTCCCGGCGTCAGTGCGCTGTACGTTGCTGATGCGGTTGCCGGCGGCCCATTCGCGCGTCAGGATCCCGCGGTCGATGTGCTCAGTGCTGAACCACGCTTTGAAGAACTGGATGACGACAGACAGCTCTGTGCGTTTTCCATCAACTGGGAAGATAGTTTTCAGTGCATTGACCACTTTCCAGATGTCGGGCTCATGAGCTTTCTTGAAGCCATCAACATTTTCGGCGGCCAGAATCATGTTCTGCACGTAGCTGTTGTCCACATCCAGTTCGAGCTCGAGAATGGCTTTCTTCTGCTCTTCGTCGACGTGGTAGAAATACTGCTTGTCGGCGATGTACTGCGCCAGAAGACGCTGACGGAAAGGCAGGGTGGCGACGGTCGTTAATGCCGGGAGTTCACGTTCGCGGAACTCTCTCACTGCATCACAGACATTCTCGGAGGTGGTACCACCTTCGTCCTCCGCAGTAGCCGGGAGCTTTCCACTCTTCCAGTCATCAACCAGCTGATTGCGATCGCCAGCTTCGGCTTCAATCCAGCTCGACATGAAGGCGGCCAGCTGCGCGGGTTCGTGCACTTTGTCCTGCGGGAAAACGTCTTTGACGGCCTGCACCAGTTTCCACTCAGCATGCAGACTGAGGTCGCCAATATCAGCAACGTCATTTTTGGCCTGCAGCAGGTTCTGGAAGTAAGCATGACCCTCATCGATCGCCAGTTCGTTGGCAACGATTTGCTGCTCCTGGCTGATCTCAGAAAGGTATTTGTCACCCAGCAGATGGACGGCGAAGCGGACAGCTGGGGTCCGATTTTCCAGCATGGAAGTTTTGCCGGCATTCACGGTATCAGTGGAAGTTTCCGTCGTAGCGGGGAGAGCCGCATCGCTGGTGGTCGCCGGGGTAGGGGCGGTCTCATCCTGTGGGGCAGTGCTGGGGATCACGTTCCAGGTGCGCTGGTCGTCGGCCAGAGCGTAGCGCTTACAGAACTCAAAGCAGACGGAACCTTCCTCTGGCAGATCGTTAATAACTGGCATGTCGGTGCGGATAGGTTTGGAGTAGTCCTTACCGCGGCCAGTTTCGATGCCAGCATCTTCCAGCGCAACATCAAGCGTCAGGGCCGCGCGAGCTTCGCTTTTCGCAGTGAACCAGATCACTGCATCTTGCTTACCTGATTTCTGGGTTGCCTTAATCTGATAAAAAAATTCCATGGGGGAGCCTCTTTTGGGTGTAAGATACCCAACAGCTAATGAGCGCTGCTTAGGTAGTGGTCATTGGTCAAAACTCGATTCCGGAAAGCTTTGGTCGGCTGACCGGGTACTGAACCCGCCTTGCGCGGGTTTTGTGCTTACTGGGAGCTGGTTTTGTTCACCAGTTGGGAGACAAGTACTTTTTCCAGCGCATCAAGTACCGGGTCGAACGCGGTGTTCGACGGGATCTTGCTCACTGCTCGGATTACTGCGGAAACTGAGATATCACCTTCACGTAGACTGTAACCCCCACCGGGCCCTCTGTGTGAGGTTACAAGGTTGCCGCTGCGCAGCCGCTTGAAGATTTGCTCCAGGTAGGAAACCGAGAGCTTCATTTCTTTACTCAGCGTGGCCAGCGGAACTGGTGTGCCGCAGTAGATTCTGTCCAGAACAGCAACAGCCTGGACGGATGCCATCACTCGTTTCATTCCAAATTCCATAATGGATCCCTTCAGGGCCAGTCAGGCCATTGGTCAAAACTCGATTAAAAATGTAACGCTGGCTGTTGGTCGTCAGCCGATTTGTACGGGTAACACTGTCCTTTCACGTGCTGCTCTGTGGCAGCTGCTTCACAAACCGCCTCGGTCTTATAAACCCCGAGCATGATGTCTGAGCATTCCCCGGTGAGGGCGCAGACGGTAACGATTAAGGCGAAGAGCGAGTTCATGCGTTGAGCTCTGGATTACCTTTCTGCGCCATGAAGTAGCAGAACTTGCGGATCAGGACTTCAACGATGTTAAGGCGAATAGCCTGCTGTTTAACGGGGTTACGTGCGTAGTCGATCATGGTTATCTCCTTGTTGCCCTTTACGTCTGGCCGACGGAACGGTAAAGCCTGCTGCGCGATAGTTTTTGTCATCTCATCCGGTGTTTCATATGCCGCCGGCAGCTACTACGTGGGCGTCCTGCCTGGATGACTTACTTGCTGCTTGGTGTGCTCGAAGTTTCACATGGCGTGAAAATCTCGTCAATACAAAAAGTGAATTTTATTTTTCACATAACGTGAGGATTTGGGAGTAAGGACGAAAAAAAACCAGCCGGATGGCTGGTTATGGATGGTATGAGTTAGTTAGCTATTTGTATCAGACTGGTCATCCATCGGCTTGAATCGTCCGCGAAGGTACTTCTCAACGTATTCATCAATTTCTTTTAACCTGACCTGGAAGATATCAATCATTTTATCTTGCTCAGTTTCGGGTAATTGTTTAAACAAATTGAGCATTATTCTTTGTTTTTCTGTAAGCCATTTATCTTCATCACCGCGCTCACCGAATAGCAGTTCGCCTGGAGAAGTGCCTAATATTCTGGCTAAAACCATTGCATCGTCAGCGCCAACGTTTCTCAACCCGGATTCGTAATTGGCGAGACGAGACGCAGCTGACCAACCGCATAACTTTGCAGCTTGGGCCTGGCTCAATCCCTTTTGAATGCGCAGCGTTCTAATACGCTCGCCGATCTGTTCTGCAATTGTCTTCATGATTCGATTTTATCACGCATAGTGAATCTTTATCGATTCACGATTATATTGACATGTAATTCACGTTATGTGAATAATGTTCACATCTTACAGGAGAGTCTGATGAACCTAATTTCTCACTATCGCAAAAAAGCAAACATTTCCCAGCTGGCGCTTGCACAACAGATTGGTTGGAACCAACCACGTTTGGCGAACTACGAATCGAATCTGAGAACGCCAAGCCTGGAAGACTCCCGCCGTATTGTAGGCGCGCTGAATGCTCTGGGGGCGCGCTGTTCATTAGATGAGGTTTTCCCGCCACAAACAAATGGTTAAGGAGTTCAAATGCACGCAATCACTTATGATCATGATAACCAAAAGGCTATCGCTCCGCTGAAAACAAAAAATCAGTATGAACCACGCCGAAGAGACAACCTACGGTGCCAGGCGATCCTGACAGCCGTTCGTGAATGGGAGCTTACTCTACCCGGCCAGGCGCAGGACGTTGTTACGCAGCTGGTGGCCGAGCAGTGGGCAAAAGAGGGCGGACGTGGGATCACTGTGAATAAACAGAACCTTTATCGCTACCTGAAAAACGAAACCAATTCCAGCAAGTACACGGCTTATGTCATGCAACTCGCGAATGCGATCAGCGTGGCGATGCCGATTGAGATCGCCAGAAAACATGGCCTCCGTCAGGGTAAAACCGACATCGAGCTGGTGGCCGAGGCAATAAAAGAGACCGGAGAGCACCACCAGGCAAAGTTGCTAGGCCTGCCGAGCAAGAAGCAAGCGAAGGAGGGTTTTGAAAACCTTCTTGCCAATGCGGCACTGCTACCGGGAGAACTGGCCGGCGTGGTGATTGCTCACCTGCAGGCTCTGGCTCCGCTATTTACGTAATCGAGTTTTGACCAATGACCAATAAATCATCCACGGCAGGAGAGCGGTAATGGCTGGAGACTGGATCAAGATGCGTGCTGATTTGCACACACACCCCAAAGTCGTCCGCATTGCGTCCGCTTTGGATGCGGACAGATTGCGCGTTGTCGGCGCACTACATGCGACATGGTGTCTGTTTGATGCCCATTCAGTAGATGGAGAGCTAGAAGGTTACTCCCCAAAAACTCTGAACGAAATGATCGGATTTGAAGGTTTTGCGCAGGCTCTTATCACTGTCGGCTGGCTTGAATCGACTGATGTAAGCCTCTGTGTGCCAAGATTTTCTGAGCATAACGGGCAGTCCGCAAAACGACGTGCACAGGAGGCAGACAGAAAACGAAATGTCCGCAAGATGTCCGCATCAGATGCAGACAAAAAGCGGACCAGAGAAGAGAAGAGAAGAGAAGATCTAAACCCCTCTCTTAAGGAGGGCTCGGAAGAAAAATCGGAAGAGGGACAACCCCCGGTTCAGCCAACTGCAGCCCGATACCTTGAGGGCCTGGATGAGCCGATCGGTAAATTCACCATGACCAGCGCGTGGCTGCCATCCAGAGATTTTCGCCAGCGCGCGGCGATGTGGGGAATAGCTTTGCCTGAGCCTGATTACCTGTCCACTGAGCTCGCTGAGTTCGCGTCTTACTGGGAGTCAGAGGGGAAGGTGTTCACCCAGGTTCAGTGGGAGCAAAAACTCGCCCGGCACGTTGTGCTGGTGAGATCCAAAAAACAACCGGAAACCGGAGGTAAGGACAATGCAGGAGTTCGGGGAGAGCCTACAGCATCCAGGGCTGTTCAGCAGATTCAGTCAGCCCACGCAGAGTGGAGACGTCGCAATGGACTTGATGGCAACGGAAACGGCGTGGCGCCTGTGGCAGGTCATGGGGGAAATATTCTCGAACCGGTGGACGCAGAAGAATGGGGCGGAGCCGTCGGCGCTCTGGATCGCCCAGATAGGTTCGATGACTGAAAAGCAAATCAAGCTGGTCTGCCAGCAGTGCATGGAGCGCTGCGCAGCAGGAAACACATGGCCGCCAGATCTCGCTGAGTTTGTATCGCTCGTTTCAGAGAGCGGCGCTAACCACTTCAACCTGACTTCGGATTGTGTGATGTCGGAATACCGCCGCTGGCGTAACGAGTCCTACCGGTACTCAGGCAGCGATAAATACACATGGTCGCAACCAGTCCTGTATCACATCTGCGTTGAGATGCGCAGAACGGGCGTGGAGCGACAGATGACAGAGGGGGAACTCAAAAAACTGGCAGAGAAGCTGTTAACAAAATGGAGCAAGCACGTCAGTAATGGCCTTTCGGTACCGCCGATTCGCCGCCAGCTTGCAGCACCGCAGCACCTGGCAGGGCCAACTCCGGCGCAGCTGCTGATGGATGAGTACAAACGCCGCAAGGCGGCAGGTTTAACTAACTAAATCGAGTGATGACCAATGACCAAACCATTAACCCTGAAAGACCAGGTGGCGATCTTTGTTCGCTACCAGCCGAACTGTGCTGTCGGCGACGTTTCCGAAGCGCTGGATATGTCAGGTGCAACAGCAGGCAAGCTGCTGCGCGAACTGAGTGATGATGGGGTGATAACACGCTCACGTAACAGCGTCCAGTACACCTATGCGGCGGTGCCGCATGCTGATATCCCGGATGTAATCCTTCCATGCATGGAGGAGAAAAGCGACCCGATCAAGATGCAGGCTGCTGAGCAGAAGGCAAAAGCGCTGGAAGAAAAAGGACTGTGGCGCCGCGCTGCAGCGGTTTATTCGGACATGTTCGGCATTGCCTGCAGCTCTGTGGAGGTTGCCTGGATCGCCAAACGCCGTAAAGAGTGCTTGCGCCAGGCGGGGAGGGCCTGACTGATGCCAAGACCAAAAACACACAGGGAACGCACCCTGTTCATCAGCTGGATTATCGAGATGGTGAAAAAGCATGGCCACGCTACGACCAATGATGTCGTCGCCATGTTCGGCCTGCACCGTACTACTGCCGAGAAATACATTCGGGCTGCCGTGAAGCAGGGCCATCTTATCCGCCACGGACGCTGCGGCGTCTTCCGCGACCAGCGGGCAGTTATTGACTTTGACATGGAGCGTTACACCAATCGTATGACGGCGAAATGAAACTAAAGATTGAGAATTAACTATCACCAAGCCGCCCGGAAAGGATTTTTAGGGCGGCTATAAGCGAGAAGCGGACACTGCCTGGCGATGGGCTATGACGCCTCACACGTGTATGAGTACAATAAATCCACCTACTGAGATAACTCTTACAGCTTTGAGTAATTTATATAACGGCAATCCAAGAATTATAAATAAGTATTTATAGTGTCATTCAGCGCCTTTAAAAAGGATCGCTATTTGACAGGCAATCCATTGCCAAGTAATAGTATTTGTTAGTTGATAAAATGCATTCTGATGATTAAAATTTATGTCGGTAATTTTTATAGATAGTATATTATTTATTTGCGGCGGAAAAGCACCATTCCCGCGTGATGAAGCTCGTCATTACTGACAAAAGTTCCATCAGCTGTAAAACCGGTATCGTCCTGATAGTAGATCCTGTTTTCACGAATGTCGTAGTCGCCCTGATAAGCATTGTATTTTGCGCCTCGTGCTTCATTGTAACGCCCATTTGGTAAAAGCTCATGGCGAATGTACCCATCTTCGGTAATCCAGAGGCCTGTATAAGTATGCTGTTTTTTCATGTGTTTCCTGATGTCATGTATGCGTATCAGAGATAAATTGTTGTATTAGCGTGTGGTTTCACGACTCATTTTGAGCAATTCCGGTCAAGAGAAATTCCAAGCGCATATGAGATTGTTATTTTTTATTAACAGGGGTTAACTCTGCCGTCATATAAACCCTGTTTTTAAAAGAAGCCCCAAGAATTTCATATGATTTCCCCTCTTTAGTTGCCAGTGTGAGAATTTTTTTCTCAGCGCCCTCGATGGTTGAATCGACTGCCGTAACAATCTGGGCCATAGTGCTGAAAGATGATAAAAAGAGAATTGTTGCTACAGTCAAACGATGGATATTATTCATAGTGATTTTCCTGTCAATGGATAAGAGATGATTTTTAAAAAGTGGGAATAAAATAATTTAAATTTATTCCCAGTGCCAGTTTGGTTTTTGTAATTAATACAGTGTTACTGTCGGTTAAGAATGACGTAATGAATTAAAAATTGTCATGCAATTTATCATGTCATCAGCAGTTCTTATTCCAGAGGCATTAAATAAATAATGATCGCAGATACTTACTTCGTCCCGCTGTCATACGCTTCAGTTTGCGGATGCTGTCGGTCTGATGGTTATTTCTGTTGTATCAACGTTTTCCGGAGCCTCAATGACATGTCGTACGGCACGGGCAATATCAGCGGGTTTAAGTGCAACAGAACGGTATGCATCCATCACCGCCATGGTTTCTGCATGGGTGATGGTTGAGGCGAGTTCACTTTCTACAACGCCGGGATTAACGCAGGTCACGCGGATTTTCGAGCTTTCCTGCCGTAAACCATCGGAAATAGCGCGTACTGCGAACTTAGAGGCGCAATAGACGGCGGCTGTAGGCACAACTGAAAGGGCACCGATAGAGCCAAGGTTGATTATCTGACCAGAACCCTGAGCTTCCATCACTGGAAGCACAGCCCCAATCCCCCACAGCACGCCCTTGATGTTAACGTCAATCGTACGTTCCCATTCATCCTGTTTACCGGCCGCAAGCGGCGAAAGTGGCATGATGCCCGCATTGTTAATCAGAACGTCAACACGCCCCCACGTATCAAGCGCTGACTGCACAAACTGAGCCATGGACAGTCGGTTTGTGACATCCAGCTCCCGCGCTTCAGTAATACCGCCGGTGCTGCGGATTTCTGCGGCTATGGCTTCGATACGATCCAGTCTGCGTGCCCCTAATAGCACCTTCGCGCCTGCATTTCCAAGCTCTCTGGCAATACCTTCCCCAATGCCACTTGACGCGCCGGTAATTAATATAACTTTATCCATGATGTGCTCCTTCAGTTGAGTTCAGAGAGATGATAGAACTTTGTGATTAGTTCCAGTATCCTGCTTTCACTGGACTCAGTAGTTAGCAGAGCTAAACAATGAAAATTGATCTCAATCTTTTACCTGTTTTTATTGCGGTTGCTGAAGAACGTAATTTCACCACAGCCGCAGCCCGGCTGGGAGTTACACGCTCGGCGGTTAGTCAGGGAATAAGGCGGCTTGAGGATGCTTTCGGCACAATGCTGGTAATGCGGACAACACGTTCAGTAAACCTGACTGAAGCGGGAGAACAACTGCGTACATCCCTGTCATTACCTTTATCCAGCATTGAAGCTGCGTTCGAAGAGATTGCATCCGACAGTACGCCACGTGGACTTCTGAGGATCGCGGTAACCTCCATAGCTGAAGAGTTTCTTTCAGGTCCGCTGATCGCCTCGTTTGCGGCTGCTAATCCAGCCGTGACGATCGACATTGTCGTGACAGATGAGGAATTTGATATTGTGGCCGCTGGTTATGATGCTGGCGTAAGGCTCGGAGATGTGATCGAGAAGGATATGATTGCCGTCCCGCTTACAGAAAAGCAACGTGAAATGGTGGTTGCGTCCCCATCCTATCTCACAGCTAATAGCGCCCCTCTTCACCCGCGTGAGCTTGTGTATCATCAGTGTATCGGCTGGCGTCCTTCCCCGGATGTTGCTCCTTATCGCTGGGAATTTGAGGAGAACGGGAGAGCTTTCGACGTGGCGGTAGAACCGCGAATAACAACTAATGACCTGCGTCTCATGCTGAGGCTGGCTCTTGCCGGTGGAGGTATAACATTTGCCCCTGAGGAAACATTCAGGCCGTATATTGAAAATGGTCAACTTGTTTCAATGCTTGATGATTTTCTTCCCCATTTTCCTGGCTTTTATCTGTATTTTCCTCAACGCCGGAATATAGCGCCAAAACTACGCGCCCTAATCGAACATGTCAGGCAATGGCGGCAACCGTATGCTTAATGGTAAGCGCTAAATACTTTGTAACGTAAACCAGTTTTCTGAGGACTGACTCATTTAGTTAGTTGTTATGTCCGCTTCTGGCACAAAACGGAAGTTACTCTTCCCTTGTAAGCGGGACTCTGTTGGGGCGTATTGAACTTTACAGACTTAAACGAGCGCTTTGCACACAGTGCGGCAAGCGGGCTTATGCTCTCATTTTTCATAATTCTTATCGGCATTTTGTGTGCCTAAAGCATTGATCAAAACGGCCCATAGGTATACTGTATATTCATACAGTTAATGCAGCGGAGGCTATTATGAGAGTTGAGTTAAGCATTGATAGAACTAAAGAACTTCCTAAGGGCGCTGTCCCGGCTCTGGAAAAAGAACTGTTAACACGACTGCAGGATCAGGTAGGCGATTGCACCCTGGTTATACGACGAACAGGCTCAGATGGGTTAAGTGTTCTGGGCGGTGAAAAGGACGCGAAGAAGAAGGTAGAAAAGATCTTCCAGTAGACCTGGGAAAGCGCTGACGACTGGTTTTATTAATTCAGCATGTAATTAGTTTCCTGGGTGGAAGGGGAGGTTTGGTGAAACAAAAAGAAGAATTTCCAAAAAAGGGTTATGCAGTCATCAGATGTCACGATGGGGTTATCGTTGCACGACTGCACTCATTTCCTGAATGTGACCGTGCGCTGATGTACAGGCGAGGTGATGTGGTGTCGTTTACGCCGCTTCTGGATGATGAGATTGTAGGGTCGCCAACTCTCTTTACGCAGATGCTGGAGCGGGCAGGTTACCGTGTTTCGCTTAATTCTGTTAAACTCCCGTCATAGGCCTGAACAACCTATACCTGCTGCGCCACTGGAGAGATACCATGGCGCAAAAACCTTCCAAACAAGCACTTAAACTGGTTCCTTTCGGAATCAGCGATTTCTTTTTGCCTGCGCACTTACTGGTGACGGCATGAAGAAAACTAGCTTCATTCACACCCAGCTCACGACGAAAGAAGTGGACGAGCTCGAGGCCCGCTATCGCGCTAATGACGTGCGGACTGTGCGCAGCCTTGATTTCGATCTCATCCACTGGACGCTCACCGCTTATCTGCCCGAGGCAAACAGAGCCCCGCGTCAGGATAAAACCTTCCAGCAAAAGCTCTGGAGGGAAGCGTGAAGACCTACAACATCACCCCGATGGGCAAACCCAGGATGACCAGGGCGGATAAGTGGAAAAAGCGGCCGGAGGTTCTCCGATACCGCGCGTTCTGCGATCTCGTTCGGCTGCTGGGCGTCGAACTGCCGGAAGCAGGCGCACACATTACGTTTATCCTCCCGATGCCCCTGAGCTGGAGCCAGAAGAAGCGCCAGGAGATGGCGGGAAAACCTCACCAGCAAAAGCCCGACAAAGATAACTTGGAGAAAGCCCTGATGGATGCCATCTATGTCGATGACGCCCATATCTGGGATACTCGCGTGACGAAGCGCTGGGGCGAAGAAGGGCAGATCATCATCGGGGAGATCGACTGATGCGCGCCTTGCTGAAACCGGTTATCGCCCGGGAGCTGGGCGTTGTGCTGCTGAAACCCGGCAACGAACTGATGCCCATGTTCATTTCAGGGCGCGTGCTGGTGGAGAGCCAGCCTGCCAGTATGGCCAGCTTTGAGACCGGGCGGGTGCCTGATTTGCGTCAACCGCTGGCGGTTAACCCGGCTCTGCGCCCTTTCTTCCTTCACGAAAAGGTGATCACTGCCGCTGGTGGGCTGAATGGCCTGGAATACTGGTTGCTGCGCCATGGCGGCGGCACCTGCCAGTACCAGCACAGCGATTACCACTATCACGAACTGACCACCATGCGGCACGAGCCCGGTGCGATTCTTCTTTGCGGCCACTGCGACAACCGGCTGCGCGAGCAGTACACCGAGCGCCTAGCGGAGCTGGCGCGTCAGAACGTCATCGACTGGGTGCTGGACACTGCGCGGTCGGCACTGGCGATCGACAAGTCCCGCGAGATATCCCTGCCTGAGTTGTGCTGGTGGGCCGTTCGTGTCGGCGTCACCGATGCGCTGCCTGAATCCGTTGCCCGCGAGGCATTGCGCCTGCCGGCGGAGAAACAAACGTACCGCGAGAGCGAGATAGTACCGTCGGTTCCGGCTACCAGCATCATCGCTGACAAAGCCCGCGCGCTACCTGCAGCACCTGCAGGCGCTCCACCAGCCATTAAGCCTGTCGTGGGCGTACTTGTGGATCCCGAATCCCCGCAGACCTTCATGAAGCGGCCAAAGCGGACCCGCTGGGAGAACGCAAAGTATCTCGCTTGGGTTAAGACGCAGCCCTGCGAGTGCTGCGGCAGGCCGTCAGATGATCCACACCATCTAATCGGCTGGGGGCAGGGAGGCATGGGAACGAAAGCGCACGACAGTCTCGTGATCCCCCTGTGCCGCCGGCACCATACCGAACTACATAACGATCCGGTGAAATTCGAGCGCAAGCACGGTACTCAGCCGGAAATGATAATCAGAGTGCTGGACCGGGCCTTTGCGCTCGGCGTTCTGGCTTAAGGAGCAGTACAGGATGACACCACGTCAACGCCGCATTCATCTCGAAGGTCTGGGTAAAGCAGCTGCAGCGCCGAGAAAAAGTTACCTCGGTAAGTTCACGCCATTAACGAGCGTCCAGTCTGCCTGGATTAAATCCTTGCTGACGGTCTGGGGCGAATGCGTCGGCGGTAAAACCCGCGCGCAATACCGCCTTGAGAATTGCAGCCAGTTCTGGTCTGAGGTTAAGCAATCTGAGTGGTCGGACAGTCAGCTGTCGCGCATCACTGAGGCGCTGGGGCAGGCGAGGAAAGAGGGGTTCCGTGGCGTGCAGGCGGCGTTGCGTGCCCGGGCCATTTTGTGGCCGGTGACCCTGTCAGCGTTAATCGAAAAGAGCGAGCGCCGCGATGATGCTGACTTTATCGAGCAGATCATGTTGAACACTTTTGACCTGCACGATCCGGTGTACCAGGTTGGCCTGCAGTTCTATACCAGCCGGAAGAAGATCTCCGACATTACCCGGGAGCTGCAGCACGTGGCTCCCTGGCTAACTGACGGCGAAGCGCGTAAGCGCGTGCGCTGGTGCCTTGAAATCTTCCAGGCGAAGGTGTTTCTGGCCGTGCGCCGGCAGATGAAAACCGAGCAAAACTGAGAGGCCTTTTAAAAAATATTTCAGTTTATGTTGAAAACGGGCCAGAAAGATGAATAATTCATTCATGCTTGGCAGAGCTGCGCCACGATGACAGCGCGAAAAGCCCTTATCAAACAAATTACGAAACCTCGCTCCGGCGGGGTTTTTTATTATTAATAAATGGTAAATGATATGTATCTTTTAAGATGCAAGCCACGTAGAGTGCGCGAGTGGTGAATCCCCCTAAGCGGTGGGGCGGCTAGGCAAAACGAGTCGGGTTTGTAAAACGCGGTTCTGTGGTCTAGCGCAGGGTCACCGGGAGGCACCCGGCACCACAACTTCAGTGTCATCTATATCTAAGGCTGCCTATTGGCGGCCTTTTTGATGTACATGGTTTTGACCTACATAGCACCGCCTGTCTTTTTTGTTCGTACTGAATAAATAAACAGATAAAGTTAGCTTTATTGAAGGAAGGCGATTAGGCTGCGCCTGTGGTGAATCCCCCTATGCGGCGGGGCGACTAGACTTGGAGGTGAATGACGCGATTCTGTGGTCTAGCATAGAGTCACCGGGAGGCACCCGGCACTACAGTCCCATTACTATAGATTTCTAAGGCTGCCGATTGGCGGCCTTTTTGTTTTATATGACTTTAGCCAGCACAGCACTACTGGTCGTTTTGTTCAGACTGAATATATAAACAGATAAAAATAGCTTTATGGCAGGAAGACGACTAGGCTGTGCCTGTGATGAATCCCCCTATGCGGCGGGGCGACTAGACATGGCAAGTGAGTAGCGCGATTCTGCGGTCTGGCGCAGAGTCACTGGGAGGCACCCAGCATCACATTCAACAATGAGCTTCTTTGCACGGTTCTGATATAGGCTTTGCCGTCCACATCACGCATGGATTCCGGTTAACAGATCAGATACTGTCGTCTTGATGAGTTCTATCAGAGCTTGAAGAGGACGGTGAGTATGCAAGAAGGTTTCTACTGGATACAGCATAACGGCAGGGTGCAGGTCGCTTATTACACTAATGGCGAAACTGAAGACCTTGAAACGGGCAAGACCGTAACCGGTATCTGGCATCTGACGCAGGGCGATGACATTTGTGACAATGGTGAAGCAGAAGTAATCAGTGGTCCGTTACCACAACCAGTGTAAGCACTGATAGCTAATCACCGACTTATTGTTATCTATAACATCCCGCGCCACTGGCCTCGTCGCCAATGGACGGCGGAAAGTTGGAATTATCCGCGAGGTCAGTCCAACAATCATAAGCCTCGGCATCAAGCCGGGGCTTTTCTGTTTCAGGCTCCCGGAACCCCATCACTCGTTTTGTCGTTTATTCATCCGGAGGGCCTGATCCCTTACCAAATAGCACCCGCATCCCAGCGAGGTGAGAGAAATGTCCCGTATGAGCAAACTTGTCACCGGAGTCGCCCTCGGCACCTCAGGAGGAACCATCCTGAACGGCGTCCTCACAAAACTGAGCCCTGACGAATGGAGCGCCATCGGCGTACTGGCTGGTATTGCCGGGATCATCGTTACAGGGCTTATTAACTGGTATTTCAAACGCAAGGTCGCCAATGCACAGGTAAAAGCGCTTGAGAAGTACGGGCCTGCAGTCAAAGTCGGAGATGATTAAATGCCAATGACCAGTAGCCAGCGTAACAAACTCATTGCCGCTGCTGGTGGCGGTGCAATGCTGATCGCCTCGCTGTTCCTCGGTGGGCAAGATGGCGTAGAAGGACGGAAACACGAAGCTTATAAAGACGTCGCCGGGGTGTGGACTGTCTGCGACGGCCACACGGGCCGGGATATCGTGAGAGGTAAAAAGTATACCGATCGCGAATGTGACCAGCTGCTATGGAAAGACCTCCAGCCAGCCAAGCGTACGGTAGACAGTCTGGTTAAGGTGCCGCTGGGCGAATATCAGCGCGCCGCACTTTACAGCTTTGTTTTTAACGTTGGCTCTGATGCATTCTCGAAGTCCACGTTGCTGCGCAAGCTAAATAAAGGCGATCACGACGGAGCGTGCGAAGAGATGCGCCGCTGGGTTTACGCTGGTGGTATGAAGTGGAAAGGCCTCCAGAACCGGCGAGAGATGGAGCGTTCGATGTGCCTGGCGGAGAGCAAATATGACCTTTAGCCTTCGAACAGTTCTGCTGATTGCTCTCGTGGGCATGCTGCTAACTATTGGCTATGGCGAGCTACGGTACCGGAATGGCTGGTACGCCCACGCCGACCACATCAACGTGCTGGCTGCCGATAAGCGCGCCAAAGCAGAGAAGGCGATTCAGCCTGTTGAGCAGAAGGCCGCTAAGGCCAGCGACGAAGGCCGGATCATCTACCGAACCATAACCCGCGATGTGGTGAAATATGTCCAAGATCCGAATCGTACCGTTTGTGATTTTGATGATGAGTCTGTCCGGTTGCGGCAACAGGCTATCGATGCTGCCAACTCCATCAGCGGATTTGATGCAGGAGCCGTGCAAGGGAAGTGATGCTGGTGCCAACAGCGACGAAGATCTACAGGCTGATATAGAAACCGCCCAATGCCTGCGCCAGCTGCGGCTCAACACGTATCGCTGGCAGGCCTGGTATAAAGCGTTGCTTTGAAGTGAATGCCGGGCAGCTGTCACCACCCGGCCTGTGCTTACTACTGCAGTTCCTTATCTTTTAGTTGTTCAACGTAAAAGTCATAACGCTTAAGGAACCACAGCCGGCAGTCTTCATCCATGTTGCCGGTAATTGCATCCGTGCAGAGGTGTCGGCCGTGCAAGCGCATCCGGGCAAAGCTACTGGCAAGAAAATCTAAATCCCGGGAAGACACGACACCCTTCTCACTTACTAACTGCATACATTCCTCCTCTGTTAGACCAACAAAAAGAAAAATGCGACTGTTGTAAGTATGGCTCAAATATCCACACGCGCTATCACTCCGGCCGCTGAAGCAGGCTTGAAGCCGTCGCCAGTCATGCACTGGTTATAAGAGACGAGCCGGAGTAATCAACTCAAGGGCATGGGTGTGGTCACTCCGGGAAGTGGCAGCCATTACAGAGCTATTCTGCTGGTAGGCTTGATGTTGGTAAAAAAATGCCCTCTGGCAAGAGGGCAATACATGCTATTAACAGACTCTTATGTTGAGTGTTCTCATGTGGGTCATGATACAGCTCCATGGTGTTCCCTGGTGTAGGTAGGAGCCTTCGCAGGGATATTGACTATGGCACATAATGCTGAGTTAACAAGCGAACTGGCAAACACCTGAACGATTCTTAGTTTTGGCTGGTGGATCAATGACGATTAATCCTATGCGACCTAACCCTAAATAGAACCTCATCCCTGAGGCTCTGACACAGTCTCTCCTCTGGACTTTAAGCATAGGGTGTCCTGAGCTTCGTGTGGCTTGATAATGGTCGATGGTGAACATATATACAGGATGTGGCATGTCGCCATCGGTTAAGGATAATGACCATGAATCAGGCCGTTGAGAAAGTTATTTATAGCGCATTGACTAAAAATGAAAGAGCCGCAGGGATTGGATCTTCAGCAACAGCTAACGAAATCATAGAGCGTGTTAAGCCCTATTATCAGTCCGCCAGTGAGGCTGAGAGACAAGCACTCCTCGAAAGGTTAAACAAACTTAAAGTAGAGCCTGGCGTCCCTATCCCAACAAATATCGAGCAATTGCTAAGCAATTAATCTAAACCGCCTTCGGGCGGTTTTTTATTGCCATCATCATGGACCGAGCCATCGTAATGGCTGTAGCGGATAAATATAAAATATGCCCTATAGGGGGTAAAAGGATAATGTTATAGGCATTCTCATAGTGCCCGTGGTACTGCAACTCAGGAGTCAATTTATGAAAAAGCTAAAAGTTACGATTGCTCATCTCGAGGAGCACAGAGATGGCATTGTTCACGGGACGAAAGTCACTTTCCAGGTTATACAGAATGAGAAAGTATTAGTCCGGGACTCGTTATCCGGTAAAGCTTCCCAACCATTCACTAAAACTTACGATGTTACCGCCAGTGATGCCGATATTTTTGTGACGCATGATCGCCATGATTTGAAATGGCTAACGATCACGGCTGAGCTGATTGAATAATATTTATTTTTCATTCTCAATTGCATAGCATGACCTCCGGGTACCCAAAGGAGATAGCTATGTTTGTTGCAGAAGGATTAAAGCCTGATCTCGATAATGAGGGATGGGTAAAAGGATGGGGAGTTGTTCGAAAATCCCCGTGGCATTTAGTCGGTGTTTACGCCACCAAAGATGTTGCTGAAACAAAAGCAGCTTCATCAGGGGATGGCTACGAAGCACACTATGGCTCACATAGATTAGGGAGCGATGACTTCATTCACGGTATGTGATTGAAGCCTGCTAACGGTATGGCCTCGCATTCGCGGGGCTTTTTTATGCGCATCCCACGCGTCTCAGAAGAGCGTCTTTGAGCTGTGTGCATGGAAAATGTGTTGTTCTTAGCGACCTGGCCGCATCGAAATATCTACCACACCCCATCACCGCCTGGTTTGCAATTGATAAATATTCTCATTTCGGCGGGTCCTCCCGGAGGGGCGGCCTGCCACGAGGCGGCGGGCACGCGGAAAAAGGCTAGTTTTCGTGATCCAGGGTCATCATCATCATGTGCATAACTGTATGATTTTTATAAGTGCGGTTTAGCAATGATGTCGAATCGTTCAAAAAGTGTTCACCATCATGGACCAGGAACTCTCCACCCTGAAGCTGAACATCAATCAGCTGGCAGGAATCACCGGCGTTCATCGCCAGACCGTTGCCGCCAGGCTTAAGCAACTTGAGCCTGCGCTGGGCAGTAACAACAAACTCAAACTCTACCTCATCACCGATGTGCTCACCGAGTTGATGGCGCCCGTCGTCGCGTCCAGCGCCGAAGATATGACGCCCTCGGACAGGCTCGCCCACTGGAAAGCGGAAAACGAGCGGCTCAAATTCGAGCAGGATACCGGCCAGTTAATCCCGGCTGATGAGGTGGCCCGTGAATTTTCTGTCATGGCAAAAGCTGTGGTGCAGGTGCTGGAGACGTTGCCGGACATTCTGGAGCGTGACTGCGCTATGAGCCCCTCGGCTATCAGTCGGGTACAGAGTGTTATTGATGACCTTCGCGATCAGATTGCGCAGCGCGTTCTGGACGCAGAATCGGAGGAGGACGAGCCAGAGGAGGACTGATGGCGAAGCGGGCATCTGCCCGGGGGATCCGAAAGGATATCCCTGGAATACTTCGTGCCCCACGCCGCATGCTGGTGGCCGATGCAGTCAGTAAATTTATGCGCGTGCCAATGGGCGCCGGTAACTCCGTTCCCTGGGATCCGAACCTGGCTCCGTATGTACTCGAGCCAATGAACTGCCTGGCGTCGCGCGAGTATGACGCAGTGGTGTTTGTCGGCCCGGCGCGAACGGGGAAGACGATCGGCCTGATTGACGGGTGGGTGGTTTATAACGTGGTCTGCGACCCGTCTGACATGCTGATCATTCAGATGACAGAGGAAAAGGCCCGCGAGCACTCGAAGAAACGACTGGATCGCACGTTCCGTTGCAGTCCGGAAGTGGCAAACCGTCTTAGTCCCCGCAGGAACGATAACAACGTTTACGACAGGACTTTCAGGGCAGGTAACTATCTCAAGATAGGCTGGCCATCGGTCAATATCATGTCCTCGTCGGATTACAAATGCGTCGCCCTGACAGATTATGATCGCTTTCCGGAGGATATCGATGGGGAAGGTGATGCATTCTCTCTGGCCTCCAAGCGTACCACCACGTTTATGTCGTCCGGCATGACGCTGGTGGAGAGTTCACCAGGCCGGGACATCCGCGATACAAAGTGGCGCCGAAGTTCGGCGCATGAAGCCCCGCCGACAACCGGTATTCTTTCTCTTTACAACCGCGGCGACCGCCGCCGCTGGTACTGGCCTTGTCCGCATTGCGGTGAGTATTTCCAGCCTGAGATGACGGCGATGACCGGTTACCGGGAAATCGGCGATCCGGTAAAAGCCAGCGAAGCAGCCTGTATCCATTGCCCTTCCTGCTCCGGGGTTATCACCGCCGGCCAGAAACGCGCCCTTAATATGAAAGGTGTCTGGCTGCGAGAGGATCAGCAGATCGATAGTTGCGGAACAATAACAGGTGCCGGACGGCGGTCACGAATCGCGTCGTTCTGGATGGAAGGCCCGGCAGCTGCATATCAGACATGGGCACAACTGGTTTACAAACTGCTGACCGCTGAACAGGAGTACGAAGCGACCGGTAGCGAAGAAACGCTGAAAACGGTTATCAACACCGACTGGGGGCTGCCGTATCTCCCGCGTTCCAGCATTGAGCAACGCAAAGGTGACGAACTGCTGCAGCGCGCAGAACCGGTTGAACGGCGGCGCGTGCCTGCTGGCGTCAACTTCCTGGTGGCGACGGTCGATGTTCAGGGCGGTAAAAACCGGCGATTTGTGGTGCAGGTTGTTGGCTATGGCGCCCACGGAGAGCGGTGGGTGGTTGACCGGTACAACATCATGCAGTCGATGCGCACCACACCTGACGGCGAAAGCTACCATATCGATCCTGCCAGCTACCCGGAGGACTGGGATCTTCTACGTACCGATGTGCTGGATAAAACCTGGGCGCTGGATGGCGAGCCGGGCAAGCGAATGGGCCTGTTGGCAATGGCTGTCGACTCCGGCGGTGAAGATGGTGTTACCGACAATGCCTATGAGTTCTGGCGGCGCTGTCGCCGTGATGGTCTGCAGCGCAAAGTCTGGCTTTTCAAGGGTGACAGCCAGACCCGGGCGAAACTGATTACCAAAACCTACCCGGATAACACCGGGCGTTCTACCCGGCGCGCGAAGGCGGCCGGTGATGTCCCTCTCTACCTTCTCCAGACAAACGCACTGAAAGACCGGATCAACAACGCGCTGTGGCGCAATGTGCCGGGGCCGAACTACGTGCATTTCCCTGACTGGCTGGGAGGGTGGTTTTACGACGAACTGACCTATGAGGAGCGATCATCTGATGGGAAATGGACGAAGCCTGGTAAGGGGGCTAACGAAGCGTTTGACCTTATGGTTTACGCACATGCCCTGGTCATTCTTCATGGTTACGAAAAGATTAAGTGGCCTGATGCCCCTGAGTGGGCGCGTCGGGAGAGTTATCTGGTGGTTGAGCCATCGCCAGACGCGCCTGCAGTGGCACCGGTGCCGGTTGCAAAACCGTCAGTATCAGAACCTAAGGCTACGAAACCAGTCCGTGAATCGGCATGGTCATCATCATCAGGAGGCTGGGTGTGAATCTCAATGATATTCAGGACATGGTCAGACGCTATACCGAAGCGGAAATGACCATCCTGCAGGGCAAGTCCATCACGTTCAACGGTCAGCAGATGACCATGGAAAACCTGAGCGAGATACGGAAAGGTCGTCAGGAGTGGGAACGAAAAGAGGCAGCTGCTGTGGCTGCCGCAACGGGCAGAAGTGGCTCCTTTAAACTGGCGAGGTTCCCGCGATGAGCGCCCTGGATAATCTGATAGGTGTATTTTCACCAAGCTGGAAAGCAGAGCGCCTTAAGTCCCGCCTGATGATCCAGGCATACGAGGCTGTCATTCCTACCCGAACGCACCGTGCAAAACGCGAGAACCGTTCAGCGAATCAGCTGACGCAATTTGGCGGACGCTCACTGCGCGAGCAGGCCCGGTGGCTCGATTGTAACCACGATCTGGTGATCGGCATCCTTGATAAGCTCGAAGAGCGCATCGTGGGTGCGAAAGGCATCATCGTTGAGCCTCAACCCCTGATGAAAAACGGCGAGATAGCCGCTGACGTTGCCAAGCAGATCCGTGCCAAATGGGCGGAATGGTCCGTTTCTCCAGATGTTACCAGCCAGTTTACCCGGCCAGTGCTGGAGCGTCTGATGTGCAGGACCTGGTTACGTGATGGCGAAGTGTTCGCGCAACTGGTCAGTGGCACTGGTAATGGTCTGTCGCCTGTGGCGGAAATTCCTTTCTGGATTGAGGCACTGGAACCCGACTTTGTGCCGATGGAGAAGACGGAGACGGGGCAGAAGTTGTGCCAGGGCATTTACCTCAACGACTGGGGCCGCCCGATCAGATATATGGTCTACAAGAACATTCCGGCGGAAGGCATGCGCCAGGGTGACACAAAGGACATTCAGGCGGAGAACATGCTTCACCTGAAGTTTATGCGGCGCCTGCATCAAATCCGGGGTAACTCGCTGCTTGCCGGGGTGCTGATGCGTCTTTCGGCGCTGAAGGAGTACGAGGACGCCGAGCTGACCGCGGCCCGTATCGCTGCGGCGTTAGGCATGTTCATCAAGAAAGGCGATGGTCAGTCGTATCCGGAAGACAGCGCGCAGGGCTCCCGGGAACTGAACATTGAGCCCGGCATGCTGTTTGACGATCTCCGCCCCGGTGAAGATATCGGGATGATCAAATCGGACCGACCAAATCCCAACCTCGAAACTTTCCGCAATGGGCAGCTCCGTGCTGTGGCCGCCGGATCGCGTGGTAGCTTCTCCAGTATCGCCCGTAACTATGACGGGACATACAGCGCGCAGCGCCAGGAGCTGGTGGAGTCAACCGAAGGCTATTTCATTCTTCAGGACGCATTCATCGCAGCGATCACCCGGCCGATGTACCGGGCCTGGCTCAAGATGGCGATTGCTTCAGGCGAGATCACGATCCCGCCAAATGTGGATAAAGCCACGCTATACAGCGCCGTGTTCTCCGGCCCCGTTATGCCATGGATTGACCCGGTCAAAGAGGCGAACGCCTGGAAAATTCTGCTCCGGGGTGGTGCTGCAACCGAAAGTGAATGGGTGCGCGCCCGCGGCGCAAATCCGGATGATGTGAAACGCCGCCGTAAGGCGGAGATCGATGAAAACCATAAACAGGGGCTGGTGTTCGATACAGACCCGGCAAACGACAAAGGAGACACCAGTGTCGAGGAAACAAAACCGGGTAAAGAATCGCCCAAAGGCCCAGGCAAAAAATAGCTGGTTCCGTATGCAGGCCAGTTCCGAAAACGAAGCTGATATCTATATCTACGACGAGATCGGCTACTGGGGAGTAACGGCGAAGCAGTTCGTCGCAAACCTTAAGGCGCTGGGCGACGTCACCCACATCAAACTGCATATCAACTCCCCTGGTGGCGATGTCTTTGACGGTATCGCCATTTTTAATGCCCTGAAATTCCACGGCGCGGCGATCACCGTTTATATCGACGGTCTGGCTGCCTCAATGGCATCAGTGATCGCCATGGTAGGAAACCCGGTGATCATGCCGGAAAACACCATGATGATGATCCACAAGCCCTGGGGTTTTGCTGGCGGTGACGCTGATGACATGCGCGACTATGCCGACCTGCTCGACAAAGTGGAGTCGGTGCTGATCCCGGCCTACGCGCAAAAGACGGGCAAAAGCCCTGAAGAAATTGCGGCAATGCTGGAGGACGAAACCTGGATGAACGGCAACGAGTGTGTCGAGCTGGGTTTTGCTGACCAGGTGACACCTTCACTGCAGGCAATGGCCTGTATCCATTCGAAACGTATTGAGGAATTTGAAAAGATGCCAAACAGCATTCGTAACATGATCACCCCGCCGCGCAACTCCACCCAGCGCGAACCAGTGAATCAACAGCCGCCAGCTGCTCCTGCGGTTAATGAGACTGAGATTCGAGCTCAGGTTCTGGCAGAGCAGAAAGCCCGTGTGAATGGCATCAGTGATCTCTTTGCCATGTTCGGCAACAAGCATATGGAACTGCAAAACAAGTGCGTTGCAGATCCGGATTGTTCGGTAGAACAGGCAAAAGACCTGCTGCTGGCTGAGCTGGGTAAAACCGCCACGCCTTCCAACAAAACCACCCAGCCACATATTCACGCCGGGAACGGTAACTTTGTCGGCGACGGGATCCGCCAGGCGCTAATGGCGCGTGCCGGCTATGAAAATCTTGAGCGTGATAACGTCTATAATGGTATGACACTGCGCGAATACGCCCGCATGTCCCTGACTGAGCGCGGCATCGGGGTCTCCAGTTACAACCCGATGCAGATGGTCGGTTTTGCGCTGACGCACAGCACCTCTGATTTTGGCAATATCCTGCTCGATGTCGCCAACAAGGCGCTGTTGCAGGGCTGGGATGAAGCCGAGGAAACCTTTGAACAATGGACCAAGAAAGGCAGCCTGAGCGACTTCAAGACCGCACATCGTGTTGGCATGGGCGGGTTCCCGTCGCTGCGTCAGGTTCGCGAGGGTGCTGAATATAAGTACGTCACCACCGGCGATAAAGGTGAAACCATCGCGCTGGCAACCTACGGCGAGATCTTCTCTATTACCCGTCAGGCCATTATCAACGACGATCTGAACCAGCTGACCGACGTCCCTATGAAAATGGGCCGTGCGGCGAAAGCCACTATTGGCGATCTGGTCTATGCGGTGCTGACTGAAAACCCAAAAATGTCTGACAATAAGGCGCTGTTCAGCTCAGATCACAAAAACCTTTCTGCCGGCGCTATCGATGTATCTAACCTCGATAAAGCGCGCCAGCTTATGCGGGTACAGAAAGAAGGTGAGCGCTCGCTGAATATTCGGCCAGCTTACGTGCTGGTGCCGACAGCGCTGGAAACCGTAGCCAGCCAGACCATTAAATCTGCCAGCGTTAAGGGTGCCGACGTCAATGCCGGTATTGTTAACCCCATCCAGAACTTTGCACAGATTATCTCTGAAGCGCGCCTGGACGATGCCGATCCAGCCGCATGGTATCTGGCCGCACAGAAAGGCAGCGACACCATTGAAGTTGCTTACCTGAACGGTGTTGATACTCCGTATATCGATCAGCAGGAAGGTTTCACCACCGACGGCGTGGCTACTAAAGTGCGTATCGATGCAGGTGTAGCGCCGCTGGATTATCGCGGACTGGTCAAATCTACTGGTAAATAATCCCCCGACAATGAACCGGCCCGAAAGGGCTTTTTTTATATCTGCAATATGGTCCCGATGAGGGCCATACGGAGAGCTCATGAAGAATTATGTACAGGATGGTCACACTATCGATTTGACCAACTCGGGTTCGGCGGAAATCTCCAGTGGCACACCTGTTGCCGTGGGTGATGTCCTGGCGATCGCAATCGCTGATATTCCTGTCGGCGAAACCGGCACGGGTTTAACCAGTGGCGTCGTTCAGTTGCCGAAACTGGCGGCTGATGATATCGCCCAAGGTAAAACCGTGTACTTCAAAAGCGGGAAAGTGCAGCTGGATGCTACCGGGGCGACACCGGCCGGGAAAGCCTGGCAGGCTGCCGGTGCGAACGTCGCCGCCGTACTGGTTAAGCTGAATGGCTAACCCCTTCGATGCGATGGTGGCCCGTATGGACGCGGCCACCGTCAATCTGATGGCGGATAAGGTCACGATCAATGGTGTCAATTTTGATGCTGTTGAAAGCCAGTTTGTCGCAGAAATGGGGCCGCTGGTGGGGGATGGCCTGTCACTGGTGGTGTTCTCCCTGGCAGTGTCGCCACGCAAAGGCGATGTCATTCACTGGAAGGGCCAGGACTACATTGTTACCCGCAAACAGTTGTTCAACGGTAAGCCACAGATCTGGATTGAGTAATGGAGGCTTTATGTCCATTAAAGGGCTCGAACAGGCGATCGCTAACCTGGAAAGCATAAGCAAAACCGCCGTGCCGCGGGCATCCTCTCAGGCGGTGAACCGTGTGGCCACCCGTGCCATCTCTCGCAGCACCCGGCAGGTCGCGAAGGATACCCGGGTGCAGCGGAAACTCGTCAATCAGCGTGCCCGTCTGAAGAAAGCCACGGTACGCAAGCCGCAGGCCACCATTCGGGTAAACCGCGGCAATCTCCCGGCGATCAAGCTGGGTGTAGCCAGCATGCGTCTTTCCAGGCGAAAACGTGACAAGGCTGGCGCGAGTAGCGTTCTGGTCGTCGGGCGGTTTCGCTTCCCGGGCGGATTCATTCAGCAGCTAAAAAACGGGCGCTGGCATATCCTGCGGCGAACAACAAAAAGCCGCTATCCGCTCGAGGTGGTGAGCATTCCTCTGGCGGTACCGCTGACTGAGGCATTCAAGCAGGAAAGCACCCGCCTGACGGCAACAGATCTTCCGAAAGAGCTCTCAGCGGCCTTACGCAATCAACTGAGGATAATTCTGACCAAATGAAACATCCCCTGATCCGCCTGGCGGTTCTGGATGCGTTGAAAGCTGGCATTACTGACCCTGTAACGTGGTCTGATGGACGTCCCGCTGTACTTGAGTCCGAAGATCTCCCTGCTGTCGCCGTCTATATCACTGACGCGCAGTCCACGGAGGAATCCATCGACGAAGATATCTGGCGCGCCACGCTTCATATCGAGGTGTTCCTGAAAGCGAGCGAAACGGATACCGCGCTCGATACCTGGATGGAAAGCAAAATCTATCCCCAGCTCAATGCACTCCCCGGCCTTACCCCTTTAATCGAAACCATGTCTGCTCAGGGCTATGACTATCAGCGCGATGACGAAATGGCGACGTGGGGATCGGCTGATCTCAAATACTCAATTTCATACGTAATGTGAGGTAATCATGCCAACACCAAGCCCGCTTGAACCCGTAAAAGGGGCAGGCACAACGTTCTGGCTCTATACCGGTTCAGGCGATCCGTATGCCAATCCGACCAGCGATGTTGACTGGATCCGCACGGCCAAAATCAAAGACCTGTCACCGGGTGAGCTGACCGCAGAGTCCTATGACGACACCTACCTTGACGATCCTAATGCAGACTGGGCTAACACAGCTCAGGGCGAGAAATCTGCCGGTGAGGCCAGTTTCAATCTGGCTTGGAAGCCCGGTGAGTCAGGACAGCAAACTCTGGTGGACTGGTTCTATAGCGGCGATGTGCGCGCCTACAAAATTAAATACCCGAACGGGACGATCGACGTTTTTAAGGGCTGGGTAAGTAGCCTCGGAAAAACCATCCCGGCGAAAGAGGTCATCACCCGTAGCGTGAAGATCAGTAACAACGGTAAGCCATCGCTGGCAGAGGAGACTCGCGCACCGGTCGTGACTGTCACTGGGGTGACTCTCGATAAATCTACTCTGGCAATCACTGTCGGTGGCAAAAATACTGTTACTGCTACGGTTACGCCTTCCGGTGCTACTGACAAAACCTTCCGTGTTGCCACCTCTGATCCGACTAAAGCCACCGTAACAGCCAGCGGTAATGTATTGACCGTCACGGGTGTTGCTGCAGGCACAGCACAAATTATCGTGATGACGAACGATGGTCTGAAAGTCGCGATCTGCACTGTCACCGTTTCCTGACCGGCGGGGCGCTGGCCCCGTCATTTTCAATGGAGTACTCCATGAATTTTCTGAAATCAGAGCCATTTATCTTCAACGGTAACACCGTTGAGTTGTTTGAGTTGTCCGCGCTGCAACGTATCGAGCATTTGCAATACCTGGCTCAGGATGAAAAAGCGCTGCCAAAAGACGAAGGGGAAGAGGGGTACCTTCCTTTACGGGTTGCCAGCAATATCCGGCGCGGTGCCCGGCTGATCGCAATGTCACTGTGGCAGGGGGACACCTCAAAGAATGTTGATTCTCTGCATGATGAGGTTTTGTCCGGCTGGTCGCCAGCGATGATTGGCGCCGGAGAGCATTTTGTTAAAAAGCTCTCTGACATGATTCCGGGTCAGGAGCCAGAGCAGGCCACCGGCGATGACAATGCAGATCACGAGGCCGGGGACGAGGAAGTGAGCGCGGAAAAGCGTTAGCCGGTGAGCTGAGTTTTGTGATGAAACTGGCGCGGGAGTTCCGGCGCCCGGACTGGCGCGCGATGCTTGCCGGCATGTCTTCCACTGAGCTGGCTGAGTGGGGGCGTTATTATCGGCAACAGTATTTTGAAAACGATTTGCTGGATGCGCATTTCTCCCGGCTCAGTCATCTGGTTGTGTCTGTTATGTGCCCGGATACTGAACTAACCCCGCTTAATTTCAGCCTTCTGAACCCGCCTGAGCCGGAAACCTTACCGATGGATGATGATGTGATGATGTCTGTGGCGGAAAGCCTGGGAGGAGTGCGCTATGGCACAGTCAGTGGGTGATCTGGTCGTTAACCTTGACGTTGATTCGGCCAAATTTACTGAGCAGGTTAATTATGTAAATAAGCAACTCAAAGGCACCGGTCAGGCTGCAAACGATGCAGCTCTTCAGGTCCAAAAGTCTTTTACCCGCCAGGAATTAGCGGCAAAAAGAGCGGGTTTGTCCGTCGGACAATATAGCAATGCTATGCGAATGCTACCTGCGCAGTTTACGGATGTTGCCACACAGTTGGCCGGGGGGCAGAACCCCTGGCTGATTCTGCTCCAGCAGGGCGGGCAGGTGAAAGATATGTTTGGCGGGATTCGACCAATGCTGGTTGGCCTTGCCAGTTCAATCTCACCGGTAATGCTGGGTGTCGGCGCGTTAACGGCTGGTACCGCGACCCTGATGTATTCGTATTATCAGGGATCGAGCACCCTCTCTGAATTTAATAAAACGCTGACATTGACCGGGAATACTGCTGGTCTCACAGCTATCCGCATGCAGACCATTTCTGCTGCCGGAGAAAAAGCTGGTCTGACGTTTAACCAGACCAGCCAGGCATTGACTGCGCTTGTTAATGCTGGCGTTCGTGCGGGGGCTAACTTTGAAGAGCTGGCGATCTCGGTTGCGAAATTCACGGATGCATCTGGTCTGCCTGTCGATAAAGTGGCTGAAGCTTTCGGGCGTATGGTCAACGACCCGGCGTCAGGGCTGCTGGCGATGGCGCAGCAGTTTCATAATGTCACGGCTGAGCAGGTTGAGTATGTTGCCGCCCTGCAGCGCTCAGGAAATGAGGCCGGCGCACTCCAGGCTGCAAACGAAGCGGCAACTGCCGGGTTTAACAAGCAGACTGCCAGCATTCGCGACAACATGGGCACGATTGAATCGGCCGCGGACTCTCTCAAAAATGCGTTCAAATCC